ACCATTCGTGATGGTGCAGCATATCGCAGCGGTCAGTCTGCTGGTGATCGTGTCAATCTTTCTCGCCCGATCAATGGTCCTGGCGGCAATGTTTTGCGCATTGCTGCTTGACATTTAAATCGAATCATATATAGTAAGAAATGTAGCGAGTGAGATTGGGAATGAAATGTTGATTTTGAGCGATTGCGACGGCGTTCTTCTAGACTGGGAGTTTGGTTTCGACCAGTGGATGCAGCGCAAAGGGTTCAAGCGGGTTCGGAGCGATGCCTATGGCATTGATCTTCGCTATGGAATCGAAAAGGTCGTAAGCAAACAACTTGTTCGTGATTTCAACGAAAGTGCGGCATGTGGCTTTCTGCCTCCTCTTCGGGATGCTGTGAAATACGTTCGCAAACTCTATGAAGAACATGGCGTACAGATTCGCGTCATTACCAGCTTGAGTCTGGATCCTGCCGCTGCTCGGCTTCGTGAACAAAACCTGAAGCGGTACTTCGGCGAAGCGATTGAAAGTGTCGTCTGCCTGGAATGTGGCGCAGATAAAGATGAAGCACTTGCTCCCTATAAGGGCAGCGGAATATACTTCATCGAGGACAAACCAGAGAACGTCGATTTGTGCGATAGTCTTGGTCTAAAAGGTATTTTGGTTGAACACGAACACAGTCATGATTATAAAGGCAAAGCCGTCTTGGTAAAATACTGGAAAGACATTTATAAGATTGTCAAACAATAATCCAACCCAAATGTTTTTCTTTATGTTCGATTTTATGTCTGAACGCCGATACAGTCATTGAATGTGCGTTTGCGGCTTGTGTGATAGATTCGTATATATTTCCATCAGGTGATATGCACGTTTTTTGATTTACACTTTTCTTTCCCGTATTTGCTTTAGATATCTTGTCTTTATGTTCTTGTGTATGTGGTTTTCTATGTTTTATAGTTCTTCCTCGGCGATAACCCAACATCTCTGTGCCGACAGGAAGATATAGATTGTTCTCACCGTTAGTATACCAACGAAGATTTTGTTCAGTTATTGCTGATCTACCATACATAGGATTTTTTTCACCAGCCATGTCTATCTGATCAATCCATCGTTGAAATGCTGGAGAAGCCGAGGTGTCTCCACCGTCACACTGTTCTATAACAAGATTGAACCACTCTTTAGATTCTACTATTCTGTTTTCTTTAGAAAAGTTTATAGCAAACTTTTTTGCTTCCTCTTTATCAGAAAACTCATATAGTTCTATTGTTTTTGGTGTGACTTTGTGTTTCTTGATGTGTGGAATCCACATCTTTCCTGATCCGTTGTAAGTATATGGATCTTGTTCTGTTTTACCAAAATACTTTAGCCCACAGTGGGGACATTGTTTGACATAGAGATAAATAGACATGCTGTTGCTCCTGTTTAGCGATAGTGTGGTTAGATGCGTCAACATCGTGAACCACATCTATTTATATAAATACTTCTAAACAATGTTTAGGAGTTTCCATGATTCGGTTTAAAGACATTAGAAGTCTACAAGAAGTCATGCAAAATGGCGTCAATGTAGGCGATGTTTTTCATGATGAACTTGGTAAAGATGTACCTAAAAAGGCCAAACATATTGGAATCCTTAAGAATGGCCATCACGTATATCAAAAACCATTGTCCACAAAAGAAAACACATACTATGTCGCTGACCCTAAAACAAACAAAGTTAACATAGCACTATCTACTAAAAAGTATAGAACCAAAGGTGCAGAGCATGTAGACTTTCTAGATGCAAACAAAGACTCCTTAGGTGCTGAACATCTATATCAACATCTAATCTTAAATCACAATAAAATACTAGCGTCAGGGAATCAATCCCATGGCGCTAGACGTGTTTGGGACAAAGCATCCAAGCATCCTAGCATTAACGTTCATGCATATGATCCTAAGTCTGATGAAGCAGTTCATCTTGATCCTAAAGATGATGAGAACTATGTCACTGATCGTGATGTTTATAATCTCAGAAACGACTGGAAAGCATCTCCTGATTCTGTATCAAAATCTTATGAAAAAGATTATGATGATCTAATGAAGCAGAAGCAGACCATGGCTGTCATGCATAAGAAATAATATAAATATAAAAAACAGGAGTTTCCATGCTACGTTTCAATGACTTTGTTGACCTTGAAGAAGGCGTTAATGATCCAGCAAAACTAAAAGCAATCTTTCTTGCTGGTGGTCCTGGTTCTGGCAAATCTTATGTGACAAAGAAAACCATGGGCGGCTTAGGCTTCAAAATGGTCAACTCAGATGATCTGTTTGAGAAGGGCATGAAAGAACATGGCTTGGATCCAACTATGCCTGAACATGAAACAGCAGAACGTGATGTAGTCAGAGCAAAAGCAAAAGACCTCACCAACAAGCGCCAGAAGCTATATCAACAAGGTAAGCTAGGTATGGTAATCGATGGTACTGGGAAAGATGCGGCCAAGATCAAGGCGCAGTCGGAGGCGCTACGCAATCAGGGATACGATACACATATGGTGTTCGTCAATACCTCGCTTCCAGTGGCTCAGCAGCGCAATATGGAGCGTGAACGATCATTGCCATCACATCACGTTGAACGTATGTGGAATCAAGTCCAGGACAACATCGGCCACTTTCAGGATCACTTCGGTAATGAGAACATGCATATTGTTGATAACAATAATGCCAGCGAGGATCTTCTCCACGGTGTTCACAAAACGATTCGCAAGATCGCTACAGGTCCAGTGAAAAATAGAGTCGGTCAGCAATGGATTAAATCTCAGCAACCAGGCGAGGTACCTCAAAAAACCACTTGACATTTTTTCTAATCCTTATATTATCAGTAATGTAGTAAATGATATATAAGGTGATTCGATATGAGTCGAGGCATACAAGTTGGTACTACAGCTTTTGATACTCTGTCTAAGTCTCTAGACAATACATGTAAGCTTGCTATCGATATTGTTGCCAAGAATCATCCACACCTGAAGTGTGTGAAACGTATGAGCAAGCAAAAGAAGATAGAGATATTCAAAACAGATAAAGTTATGGGTTTTGCTCCAGATGGTGGTGCTTGGTATAATAGTGATGGTACACTCGTAGCAGTCTTCGAAGCAAAGAAACAAGACATGCGAGGAAACGCTCAAGAGCGATGGGTTAAAAACGCAGACTTTGCGAAATGGCAATCTCAGAATGTCAAATACGTAACGTTTTGTTCTGGCTCTGGTGTTGTACCACATGGACCATTAGGCAGATTGGCCTCTCAGTATACTATTATGTATCCTAAAAACTTTAAGTTTCATATGTCCGAGCACGGTTTTACTTTAGATGAAATCGTTTCTATTATGGATAAAACACTATCACTATTGGAGATATGATGAAAGATTTGAAGCCACTTTTTCGTTGGGCTGGTGCTAAGACTAAAATGAAATCGAAGTATGGATCAGACTTCTGGCCAGGAAGTAAGTTTGATAGGTTTGTCGATCCGTTTTTTGGTACTGGTGCAGTCTGTATGTGGATCTTTGATCGATATCCCAACACAGAGTTCTTTGTGAACGATTATAACGAAGATATCATTAACATCTATAAACAGATCAAAACAAACAAGAAAGAGTTTCTTGAGGTGGTTGATCAGTATCAGTCTTTGTACATTTCGAAGAACAAAGAAGACAGAAAAACATTCTATTATGAACAACGTAACATTCATGCATATAATCATCTAAGCGACGCCGAGCGGGCTGGATTGCTATTTTCACTACTAAAAACATCTTTTAATGGCATATGGCAAATCAATAAGAACACTAACAACAAGTTTGGTACTCCATGTGGTCTACTGAACGAACGTGAAAAAATCTATGATGTTGATGTCATTAATGCCTTTCATATCTTTTCGCAGAACCTGAATCTACATTCAAACGATTTCGAAACCCTTGACAAATATGTCAATCAAGACACGTATGTGTTTCTTGATCCTCCATATCGCGATTGCTTTACGAAGTACACAAAAAATGCTTTTGATGATTATGATCAAGAACGTCTGTGCAATATGATGAACAATGCAGCGAATGCTGGCGCTTTTGTTGCGATGGCTAACAAGTATCATTATGACAACTTTTTCGAATCAAAACTGATCGATTCGTTTTCTCCTTTGCTTTTTGATGTGACATACACCGCAGGCCGAGGAGCCAAAGATGGTCAAAAGGTGAAAGTCACCGAATGTTTGATAAAAAACTTTTGATGCAAGCTTGACATTTTTATCGAATCAGCTATGATGAAAAAGTAGTCAGAGAGAGAAAGTGATTCGTTATGAATGCTAGTTCTAGTGTCATAAAGAAGATTATTCACATTAGCGAAAGGCCAAAGTGCGTCGTTGATGGTTGCAACAAAACTGGCCAACACTGTGGTCGATATCGAAAAGATGGATATCCAATCTTTCGGAAACGTTGCGCTAAATGTCATAGTAAACACACAGCAAGTCAGCATGGTCTCGATAATATCCTGCAGGTTATGGCAAAGAAAGCAGGGTTTGATAATGTAACTCAGTTTACGAACTCTTTTCATCCTTACCGTAAGTTTCGTAAAACTTATTGTGAAAACATCGACGGTCGATTGGGATTTACTTGCACGACCACGATCATCTGGGATGGTATGCTTGATGTCGATCACAAAGATGGCAATCCATCACACAACACTGAAGATAACTGTCAGACACTTTGCAAGTGCTGTCATGCATATAAAACAAATGTTGAAAAAGATTACATGTCTCCTGGTCGCAAGGCGCTTGGTATAAAAGGTTGACATTTTTATCGAATCAGCTATGATGAAAAAGTAGTCAGAGAGAGAAAGTGATTCGTTATGCCTCGTGGTGTTCCTAAAGCTGGGTTTCGTAAAACTTCTAAGGTCAAGATTCGCGATATCAGCGAAGTCAACATTCAAAAGATTGTCGAGACTGATGCTGAGATTTCAGAACGCATCCTCGAACGTTTTGATATTCTGGATGAAATGACTCATGCTGCGATCAAGGGTGATATTCGCGCTTTGATCGTATCTGGTCCTGCTGGTCTTGGTAAGTCTTTTACCGTAGAGGAAGCACTCAAAGGATGGGATGCTTCCGAAGAAAATCATACGATTGTTAAGGGTCATCTGAAAGCGCCATCTTTGTATCGCTTGCTCTTTCAACATAAAGATCAAGGCAAAGTTTTGGTTTTCGATGATGCCGATGCTATCTTCTTTGATGATATTTCACTCAATCTTCTTAAAGCTGCTTGTGACAGCAATAAAGTCCGTCGTATTAGTTACATGACGGAAGGTACTCTGATCGATGAAACCGATATGACTGTCATGCCCAAGAGTTTTGAGTTTGAAGGTACTATCATTTTCATTACCAATCTTGACTTTGATGCTATGATTGGCAAAGGCCACAAGTTGGCTCCTCATATGAACGCTATGATTTCTCGTTCGCATTATATCGATCTTACGATGAAGACTAAGCGTGACTATATGATCCGCATCAAGCAAGTCCTTGATAAGGGTATGCTTGATCGTGAAGGTATCGCAAAGGCCGCACAGGTCGATGTTGTGTCTTTCATTGAAACGCATCAAAACACCATGCGTGAACTTTCGCTGCGTATGGTTCTCAAGGTTGCAGGAATCCGCAACATGAACAGCCCCAAGTGGATGTCGATGGCGAAAGTCACCTGCTGCAAATAGTGGTTGACATTTATCGCGAATCTGTTATGATGAAAATATAGACAGTGAGAAAGGTGATTTGATTATGATTAAGAACATTGAAGTTGGTCAAACTTTGCTTTGCAACGTTGATGAGTGGGTTGATGAGAAAACTGGGTATGATATTCCAGGTCCTACTCTTGATAAGAGGGTAACGATTCGCAAGATCGGTGTCGAACATGACGGATACGAGTTTATCCCTATCGTTTGGTTTGAAGAGTTTCCTGGCGACACCGACGATCACGCATTTATTTTGAATGACGAAAACTTTTCATTGACATTTTAAAGCGAATCATTTCGCTTTACATTTATCAAAATGCCATCTTTTCATTGCTCTATATTGACCTTGTTTATTGCAGTGTGGACAAGTAGAGGTGGCATTGTTTCTTTTAGATATATCTTTACCGTTTTCTGATGTGAAAAAAGAAGAGTTTGGCGTTCTCTCTAAACCATATGCTTTTTTAAAACAAAGTTTGTGACCCTTCTCTGAAGGTTTCATTCTTTTTCTACAACCAACGCAATAACAATCTATTTTATTGTGCGCTGGTACTTTGTTGGGTTTCTTCGCATATCCACCTTTGTAAGAACCTAGAATATGAGCCATTTTAGATGCCTCAGAGAGAGTAATCTGGCCAGACAAGGCTAACCAAGCAATCCTATCCTCTTCTTTGCCGTATTCCTCATACAACTTTTTATGCGCTTCCGCGTGTTCTTCAATCGTCAATCTGACAAGATTTGAAGGATCGTCTGTGCCTCCCATATGGCGAGGGACAATGTGATGTGTGTGATAAATAGACATGCTGATGCTCCTGTTTAGCGTTAGAGTCTGTGGGTATGGGGATACCGTGACAGACATTTTATTTATATAAGATTGATTTTTTGGTTGACATTTTTTCTAAAATGTTGTAATAAGAATATATCAACAATGATGTTGTGAAAGGAAATATACTATGGCACATATGATTGAACAACTTTCTGATGGATCTTTTAGTCATGCATACGCTGGCGATCTGCCCTGGCACGGTCTCGGCTTCAAGGTCTCTAATGACCTCACTCCTGAACAGATGATGGAAGCTGCTCGGCTTGACTGGACAGTTGACACTGTTCCTCTTCCTGCAATGTATAACGGTCAGAAGATCAACACTGGTCACTCTGCTCTGATCCGTAGCAGCGATAGCAAGGTGCTTGACGTTATCACGGATGACTGGAATCCACTTCAGAATGTGGAAGCATTTCGCTTCTTCAATGATTTTGTTGGTGCTGGCGATATGTCCATGCACACTGCTGGTTCTCTGATGGACGGCAAGATGGTCTGGGGTCTTGCAAAGATCAACGACTCATTTGAACTGTTTGGTGGAGACAAGGTTGAAGGCTTCCTGCTCTTCAGCAATCCTCATCAGTATGGTAAGTCGATTGACGTTCGTTTTACTCCCATTCGTGTTGTCTGCAATAACACTCTGACACTTGCCCTTGGTGGTAAGGCTTCTAACATGGTGAAGATCAATCACCGCCGTGAGTTTGATCCTGATATGGTCAAGGAAACTCTCGGTATTGCTAGTGATAAGCTTGCTAAGTATAAGGAAATGGCAGCCTTTCTCGGCACCAAGAAGTACAGCAACGAAAACATCGTTGAATACTTCAATCGTATCTTCCCCAAGACCTCTGATAAGAAGAACTCTGCTATTGAGAACGCTGGTCAGTTGCACAGCCGTGCTGCACAGTTTGCGATGGAAGCACTCCATGAACAGCCTGGCGCACAGTTTGCAGAAGGCACTTTCTGGCAAGCCTATAACGCGGTCACTTATCTGACTGACCATGTACTCGGCCGAAGCGCAGATACGCGACTCGCCTCATCTTGGTATGGTGTAAACCAAACTAAGAAAGTCCAAGCGTTGAATCTTGCTGTGGAGATGGCAGAGTTGGTTTGATCCAAAACCAAGTTCCATCTTCTCTATAAGAGCGTCGGTTGCCAGTTCTACTGGCGCTCTTTTTTCTTTTAGTTTCTTCTGAATCTGGACCAGTCTTTAGACCTTTGTTCCAAACTGGATATCCTTTTGCCGCTTTAGCAAATCCACCCAGTTTAGAGTTTTTCTTGTTTGCTTCTTTATTATATGGTCTTGATCCACCACAGAGTGCGTCTTCTTCTATAAGATTTGCCCACTCTTTAGATTCTACTATTGAGTGTTCTCTAGAAAACGCTAGAGCAAACTCTTTAGCATCTTGTTCATTATCAAATGAAAAAACTTCAAGTGTTATAACAGATGCTTTGTGTTTCTTTAGGTGATTACGCCATCTCTTTCCTGATCCTTTATATTCATAAGGATTTGATTGTGATGTTTTACCAAAATATTTTAGTTGACAATGTGTACATTGTTTGATATAAAGATATATATTCATAGCTGATGCTCCTGTTTAGCGTTAGAGTCTGTGGATATTGGAGTATCGCGACAGACACTTCTATTTATACGGAGTTTATAAAAATGACTGATGAAAATATTCCATTGTGGGCCCGCCAGCGAGCAGTTAAAATGCTGAACGACCAGGTTAGCAACAACTGGTACATCATATATGATGACCCAGTGACTGTCCTCGCCCGCATGATCGTGAAGTACGAGCAGCCACCTGTTGATCCTGACGAGGAAGCTTTGAAGCGGATACTTAAGACTGTCTGCGTAGTAAAAGAACACTGTGGTGGAAACTGGCATTCCGCCCTCGCCCAATACAAGAAGGAGATTGGCCGTGGTTGATAATATGCGAGTTGTGCGTTTCTATAAGAATCGATTCGTGTCAACTACTCAAGGTGCTGTGAACCAAAAAGAGTATACAGGTCGAACTGAAATCCAAATCAAAGTACACGTTAACAGTGTAGTAGGCGATAAAGTTGTTAGTTCTATGGAATGGCAAACTGTACCAACTGTAGATATGGAAGGTTGAAGTATGTCTTGTAGTGTTCCAGACTTGCTGGTGTCTCTACCAGCCGTTTTAATGTTGGCCATGTTCGTGTATATCTTTAAGCGACATCTAACGTTGGATGCTGCTTGGAATGAAGGCTTTGATGCTGCTAGTATGACACATGATAATAATAACCCTATCGGGCATATTATTGGTCAAAATACTGTTGACAATCATGTTGAAATCATGGTAGAACATACCGATGGTACATATGCCCGCTATAGAAAGGTTGAAGTATAATGTCATATAAGACTGTTGAACTATCGTATGAGCAACTTGATCGGATTGTATGGAAGTCTCTTGAAGAGACCCGAGACAGTCTTGCGCAAGACCTAGGCGCAAATAACAGCGTGTTTGTCTTTGGTGATTCAGAAGCAGATGATATTGAAATCCAGAAAGCCATTGATGCGTTTGATCTAGTCATTGACTGGTACAGGATTCCAGGAGAGTAATCCGATAACTTAAAGTATATTGATGGAGAATGTGTAATGAAAACGGATGATGGCGGCTTTGGTATTTGTGTTGTATATCTTTTAATCGGTGTACTAGTAGGATATGCTATCGCATTTGGTCTTGTTACTAACACCTGGAAGAATGATGTAATAAAGCATCATGCAGCACACTACGATGCCACTAATGGCGACTTTGCTTGGAATCAATGATATGTTTGTTATCTTATACATTATTATCGCAGTATTGTCGGGTGGTTATCATCAAGCAAAACATGGTGATGAATATCGTGACGGTTTAAACGATGTTCCTGTGTGTATTGGCACTGCATTTGCTGCGGCTATCTGGCCAATATATCTATCATCTCTTTTATTTAAGATGTGGGTAAACTAATGCAAGAGCATTTTTCTGATAGTAATCTTAAGACCGAAGCATTCGAAGGCGAACTAGAAGAACTTCGGAAGTTCTATAGACTAGTTTACCACACCATTTTAGCAGAGAAGCTTGGTGATCGCTACTTCATCTGTGGTGAAGGTGGTGAGAAGGATACCAACGGTCTACCTGATACAATCTATATCTGCCCTGCATATGGTGTTGACTGGTTCCAAGCATACGAAAAGACTAACTTCACCGTAGGAACGGAGTGGTAATATGGCATATTCATTGCGTAGAACAAGAGATGAAGCTGGTGACTCGGGCAACATGTCCATGGCACTATGGAAAGACAATAATAATCAGATTCAGTATGAAAATGCGGCAGTACCTCGTGTTGGTGTTGTCATGCGTGTAGGTAGTATCTATGCTCGGTCGTACTCTGAATACGACTGGTGGCAGACCACATACATCACTGAGATTCTGGAAGAGCGAACTGATCCTGAGGATCCAAACTTTCTCTATGTTCGCTTCAAGACAGGTAACAGCGAGTACGAGTGGACATCATTCTGAGTTTCACGCACTGAAACAACTTTTGGGTTGACATTTTTATCGAATCATCGTATTGTGAGAATGTAGCAGAGAGATGGAGTGATTCGAAATGTTGAACCTGTCGGACATCAACGCCCTGACCAACTCGCATGATGGTGACATCTATTCGGATCTTTTCAAGGATCTTAACGGCTTTCGCCCTCGTGGGATCACTTTCCTTTCTCTAGAAGCTTTTGAAAAGGACTTTGAGTTTCTGGTTAAAATGCTTGATCTTCAAAACCGAGAAGAAGCTATTCGTCATGAAAACAACTTCAAGGTTTTTGTCGGCCGCATTGAGAAGATTCAGGAACTTGTTCCTGGTACTTCGGTTGAACATGCTATTGAAATCCTTGAGGATGCAGAAGATGAACTTGATGATTTGAACTTCTACGGCTATGAACGTCTTGAATGGTGTTTTGATCTGAAGTTTGGTTCGATCAAGCAATGGTTGGAGAAAGTCAATGAAGCCGCGTAATCCTGTTGCTGGTAACTCTTGGCGCTATAACAAGCCCAAGATTATAGAGAGCAAGAAGAAGACAGTCGGTCGAGGTCGGCAGATCAAAGACGTCTGGAATGATGAGGCTAACGATATAAATATCTAGGTATCATTGCCATTTTATAATAGGAGAACATTATGTTTATTGTATACGGAATTTTCATTGCATTGCTGTTCGTAGCATTTGTGGCTGGTACGGTTGTAAGCGCAGATACTATCGAAAGTGCCCGACTGAAGGAAAAGCTTGCCACTGCTGAAGCAGACATCAAGGATCTGGAAGAGCGTCTAGAAGCTGCTCTAACGCCTGCACCAAAGGCCAAAGTCAACAAAAAGGTAAAATAATCTCTTGACATTTATATGCGTTTCGCGTATAAATAAGTTATCAGTTGTTTGAAAGCGGACTGAAAGATGTAAAGACGGGAGTTCGATTCTCCCCATCTCCACCATCTATACTGTGCATTTAGTATCTGCTAGATAGTATTGTCTAAAGACTTAGGACTAACGCTATCCTTATATAGCACAGTGTAGTTGATGGGGATGACCTGGGATCGATTTGCATTGGATAGGAAAGTCTAGACTGATTCGCTGGCCGAGTGGCTAAAACTGTAAATGTCAACCTAGTTGCACATAACGACAACGATTTTGCAGCCGTGAGAATGTCTGCCTGATCTAAGTAGTTCGGAGTTTGTGGGTGTACTCTGTGAAATAAACACCCTCATTATCTGGATATGTCCAATATCTTGTGCCGTCTTCTCTCGTGGACATTTTTCTTCCAGTGGTTAGATTAGAAAAACTTTTTCTAGTTTGTTCTTTCTTCATGCCATTTACCTTTACTAAAGATGCTGCATTACTTGCGCGGCATGATAGAGAGCAAAATCTAATATCATCTTTTTTATGATAGAAGTTTTTAGCACACTTTTCGCATATATGCGAATACACTTTACAAAACTTTGGTTTTGCTTCTTTTATTTTTGTTTTACTTTTGTCTAGTTGACGCCTTTTTGGAAGTTTCTTAGGAATATCTAAAGGAAAGAAAGACAACAGACCGTCTCTTCTTAGATTTATTTCATCTTTTGTATATCCTTTGCTCCAACTTGGTCTACTTTTGCCTTTATTGGCAGTGCCATTACCTCCAGCAGAATGTTTCTTCTGGTTGTAATATCTAACAGTTTTGTTGTAAATGTTTGGTGTCCAATAAAGTTCTTCGTCTTTGATCATGTTTAGCCAACGTTGTTCTGCTTCACGCAAAGCTTTGTTGTCGCCGTAAACATATTCAAGCACACGAAATTTGAATGTTTCTGGACGTTTCTTGTATGCTCTCAGCATCATTTTGTTAGAGCAGATATAAGAATCTTCTACTTTACCTTTGTGGCCACCAAGATAAAAGAATTTTGCTCTGGTGTCGTACCAAAGATATACGTATCCTGTATAAATAGTCATGCTGATTGCTCCTTGTAAGCGTTAGAGTGACTGGGTGTGCGAAACCGCGAGTCACATCTTATTTATAAAATATGGGTTTGGTGGTTGACCTTGCAACAGAATAACCACCACTTAGATGAACCTACTTTGCCGACGGGTTCTACCACCGAAATAAGTCTTGACGAAGACGTTGGTGGCTGCCATGGAGAGGGTGCTCCATATCGTAGGTTCTTCTAAGTTTATAAATAAGTTTTGTTGGGTCCGAGCAGAAGAGCGCAAGATCCTAACTATCGAGGAAGATCATCACCCTAGCTGATAACCGCCACTATGTGGGATGTTCGGCGCAACCGATGAAAGGTTTATTCTAGGGGGGCTACGTATAGCGATTGCCCTTAAACGGAGCGATAGTACCCAGCAAACTTTGATGAACACTGACAACGAATAACGCCACGCGGATATCTAGGGATCGCGACTCGAAAAGCACACGGTGAGAAGTGCAGGTATCAGTCAGTGTTCATCTAAGTTATGTACTTTGTACTGTCTCCTATCGCGGTACATTGCACGGCTAGGTCCGATTGTAGATAGTGATACGACTCTGTTGGGTGCCGGCAGAGTAAGAGATAATGTCTTCTGGCTACTCGGTGGATATAGGGCACCCCGTTTTCTAAGGATACATTATGAACCTGTACTTTAAGCCACATAATGAAAATGTTGGCTATCACTTTGGTAGCAAAGGCATCAAGATCATTGAAGAAAAATATGGTGCACGGTACATGGGTTACTGGTGCACCAAACGTCTAGGTGGCAACTGGCATGAAACTCCAGTAGATGTATTCTATCAACCTAATCCAGACACAAGCAAAGGTCATACACATTACTTCGGCGTCTATTGTGATGCAGCGGATCGTGTGATGATCACTGAGGCTTCTTCCGTATTCTCTAATCCACTTGTTGGTGCTGTATGTGATGATGGCGAAGTGATTGTATCACGATATCGCCATGACTATCAAGAGACTAAAGGCGCAATGATTGATGGTGGTAGAGATTATACCAAAACAAACTGTTGCAAAACTGTTGAGATTGTGGTAAAAGGAGATAAGTTCATTATTAAGGAGAACGTGAATGGATGAGTTGAAGATCAAAACACCAGCAGAGTTTG